ATGCCGAGCATCGACGCCGAAGGGCTGCTGTATCTATTCGACCGCCACCCGAGCGGGCGCGTGCTTGCAGCAGACCTAATTGCCGAAGTAGAACACTACGAGGTGGAAGCTGCCCATGCGCAGGCCGCCCTACGCGACCTGATCGCGCTCGGCACGCTGATTTGGGCCCCTGGGGCAATGCTCCAGCGGCCCGAATAGCGGGGCTGAGATGTCGACGTATCCGACAACACCACCCGCCCGAGCAGGGACGCCCTGCTACACCTGCGCGCTCATGTACGACATCGCGGCGCTGGGCCACACCGTCTGCAACCGAGAATTCGCGGCTACAGGCCTCAGGTACACGGTTTCGTATCCAGATGAGGGCTGCTCCCTCTGGATTCGTGACCCTGCGCGGCCAGACATTCAAAAGTACGCCGATTGGATCGCGCTGCACGGCCGGGGGCTGACCGGCTTCTCGGATCGCCGGGACCGCAGCTTCCTGCCTCCCCTGACCGCCCAAGAAGCACGCCGAGCAGCAGGGCGAGGCGACACGCGTCGGCTCGCGTGGGAAGTCGCGCGATTGCAGGACGTGGAGCGGCGCATCGTCGATGCTCTGGGCTACATGGGGACGCACATCGACCTGGCCCAGCTGCGGGCAGATATTGCCCTGCTGCGCGAGCTACTGGCCAAACAAGAGCCGGCCGTAGCAGAACATCTCAAGCTGGGCGCGGCCGAGGAAGAAAAGCAGCAGCGCTGATCACCGGCACCCCGATACGGCGCCTTCCAATCGCGCCTCGTAGGCCTTGCGCGTCTCAATCTCAGCCAGCGCCGCCCTGGCCCACTCGTAATCATTGGCATCGGTGGGCAGCACGTCCAGCGGCCACACGGGTCGCTCGATCTGCGGCGCGCGGCAGGGCACGCCCACCGGCACCTCCACGGTCACTGTCCTGGTGACGACCTGGGTCGCAGGTGCGGCGCAGCCGGCCAGCACCAGCAGCGCCAGCACGCTAAACCCGCGAAATTTCTCAATTTGGAAATTTCCGATCATCGGCCCGCCCTCCCCTTCATGTAGTCCTGCCGCAGATTGGTAATCGACGCGCAAGTGTTCGCCGGGTCGGACGGCGGCCGGCGCTGCAGGTCGCGCGCTCGACCCTCTGCGACAGTCGCCCTGCCCTGGGCGGCCTCGACCGCAGCATGCGCGATGGCCGATCGCTCAGCATCCATGCGCAGCAGTTCGGCGACGGCCGTTTTCGACAGGTCGACGGCCACGCCGCATTGCTGGTTGATGCCACGCAGGTCGGTTACCGTGCCGCGCTCGGTGCGCAGGTCCGCCTGCAGGACCTCGATGGTCTTGCCCTGCCAAGCCCAGGCCACACCCCCACCAATCATCACGCCCACCAGCAGCACCACCAGGTAGCGACAGCCGGTGCTCATGCTGCCGCCAGTGCGCGTGCATAGGCCGCAGCCAGCTTGGTGTCGTACTGATTCTGCGCATAGGCCGGGCCGTTGTACCGCTTGGCAAAGTCCGCCCACCGGCGGTCGCGCAGCGTCGGCGCCAGCCCCCACGACTTGATCAGCTGCACGAACGAATCCAGGTGCGCATCCTCGCTGGCGTACATCGCGTTGATGAATGCCTGCAGGGACGCGAAGCCGGCGTCCTTCCAATTGCTGCCCAGGATCTGGAACTTGCCCCAGCTCGCGGACTGCAGCGCAGCGGCCCGGTCCAGGCTGGTGGCCACCTGCAACCGGCGGTGCTCGCCTGCGTTGCGGGCGTCAGCGTTCGGCCCGGTGGCGTAGAACGTCCGCACCCAGCGCGGGTAGCTGATCGTCGGGTGCGTGGCGTCGTACCGTCCACCGGTCAGCTTCGAGAACAGGTGACCCTCGAACAGGATGCGCGGCTGGCCAGCGGCATCGAAGCCGCCGGACGGCGCTTCCACTTCACACACGGCGCGGATGGCGGCAACATCGCAGCCGAGCGCGGCGGCAGCGCGAGCGAATGATTCAGACGTCAGGTTCATGAGGGTTCCTTGGATCGCTGTTTGATCACGCGCGCGGCGATGCCGGCGGCGCCCAGAGCACGGATCGCCCAGCGCGCTTGCTCGGGCAGCTGGTCTATCCACCCCAGGGCGGCGATGCCGTCGTAGATGTCAGGGAACAGCGCGACCAGGGCGAACAGCTGGACAGAAAAAAGGCGCCATGCACGGCGCCAGTCATCGATGAGTAAATGCCTGCAACGCAGCCGCATCATGGTGTTCCCCCAGCCGGCCTACTTGGCGCGCGGGATAGCACGACCTTCTCGGCCCACAGTTCCACGAATTTGGCACCGATGAACGACGCGCCGATCACCAAACCTAGCCCGTACCAGACGTTCAGCTCCTGCGCCTGGTTGATGATGAACGCCAGCGTGCCCGCCAGCCACGAACCCGACATGTGCGCGAAGCAGAACAACATCGGGCGCGGCAGAGGCTGGTCAGGCGCGGCCGACAGTTCGCGCTCGACGCGGATCAGCAGTGCCGTGATTCCGGCCAGAGTCGACAGGAACAGGGACACTGTCAGCAGCAGGCCAGGCACTTGGAAGCCTTCAGCCAGCGCAGCGGCACGCGCAGCCATCGGCACCGCAAACAGGATCACCACCAGCGGCGCCCAGAGGATGCCCAAGCCAGCCCAGATGACGATACGCAGATACGGCGCAGTCAGTTGTTGGCTGGTGGCAGTCCGGCAGCGCGCGGCGATCGCGCGGCGGAGGTTCGTCCAATTCATTGCTCACTCCTATAGAGATGGAACAGGCCGGTGATGGCGACCAGCGTTGCGAACGTGGCATCGAGCAAGAACGGCAGCACGAGCGGCGTGTAGCCCACTGCCATCACGCAGACGTAGGACACGCTCGCCAGGCCTATGGCCAGGGCCATGAATACCCAGTGCCGCCAGCGCAGCGCGCGCTTCCACCGAACGGCCAAGCCGAACATGTCGTTCAGCACCGCGTCGATGACAGCGACGAAAGACACGGCGCCGAGCACCGCCACGCACGGCCAGCCGATCGGCCCGGACTTGCTGATGATCTGATTGCCCAAGCTCGCAGGCTCGATCCACACCACCAGCATGGAAAGGCCTGCAGACAGGGCGACGTAGAGCCGGTACATCCAGTAGCGCGGCCTCATGCGGCACCGCCAGGCGTAAAAAAACCCGCTCGAAGCGGGGTGTTGGGTGGTGCGTACGCGGCGGTCATTGGGCAGGATCCGGGAAGCCGGGCCAGCTGTGCCGCACACCGGCAGCGAACGCATCAATCACCTCGACGTCTTCGAGCGTACGCAGGATGTCTTGCCGGCGGCCGCACTCCCCGCTGATCATCGCCTCCAGACCAGCAAGCTGCTGCGCCTTCGCCAATACCATCTCGACCAGCTCGGCAGTTGTGCACTGGCGGTATCCGGCTTCGTCCACCAGCATCGGTGCGGCGGCGTCGCCACCCCCTGCCTGGAACGCCAGCGCCTGCGACTGCTTGATCGGCCAGGACGACATCTCCGCCGCGCTGATCAGCGCCACCACGCCGTCGCGCAATCCTTTGGCGTGCAGGTCGATATCTGCCGACACCTGGGCGCGACGAGCATTCAACGTCGGCGCTGCCGGCTGCGAGGCTTGCCAATCGGCCAGCTCTTCGGACGTCATGTCGCGCGCCACACCATCTACGATTTTTTGCATGGTCATGCTCGAATCCCCACCACTTGAAAGTCACCGGTATCGATGTTGCCGGCCGCTGCTGCTATACGAACACCGGTGGGCGTAAGTGCTCCGTTTCGAACCGACCACGCGGCCGAAACACCGAAACCGACGAACGAAAAGTCGTAGCGCGCGCCGACAAATTGCAAGGATGGCGGAACCCCCGCGCCGCACGACAAGAACATCCGGCCCGTCACGTAAGACTTCGAAGCAGACCCGTTCGATGGATTGAACGTGGCAGCGCTCAGGTTGTATCCACCGCTCCCTCCGACTACGCCACCCCAGTAGTACCCGCTGTAGGACGTGTACGAAGCACCGATTTTGAAGATTGCCTGTAGAGCCTCGCCGGAAGTCGCGGCGCTGGCCATCCGCACATCGATCTGGACGGCTCGCATCTCTGGATCGATGAAGGGGGCCTCGATATCGATCTGCGCCGTAGCAACTGAGATCGTAATCAGGCTGATTACCACCTCCTTCGCGCGCCCGATGCACTGCCAGGCCGTGCCGGTGCTCTGGATGGTGAAACCCTCTTCACCGCCATAGACAGGAATCGTCGCGCGCCCGGCGATCAGTTCTGCGCCGTTTGGGTCGATGGTGACCGTACCGACGCCCACGGCGGCAATGTTGCGGACGTTGAAGCTGAAGCCGGCAGGCACGCTGGCCACCGCCGGCAGCGCCAGAGTGAACGGGCTGGCACCATTGAGCAGGAGCAATACCCCCATCTCCGTGGTGGCTACCGACCCATTTGCGGTGATAGTCCGGCAACTCGGCGAGATTACGACGCTCTTCAGGCTCGTGACTTGGCCTTGAAGCTTGCCGGTGGCGGTCAAGACAGTGTCGGTTGCCACAATTGCGGTCGCGGTGGCCAAGCTCAAACCCGTTAGCGGCGTGGCGCGCACGGCCGCAGGCGTCGCAGACGCTAGTTGCTTCGCATCCAGTGCAGCCTGGAGACCGGCGATGTCGCTGATCTCGGTGGGATCGACGCTGCCGGCGGCAGTTTCGGCTCGATCGGCTTCAGCCTTCGCGCGGTCGGCCTCGGCTTTGGCGCGGATGACTTCCTCTGCTGCAGCAAGTGCCTTGAGACCCGCGGTGGTCGCACTGCCCGATGCTTGCCCTGCCGATACAGCTGCTGCACTGGCACTGCCCGCTGAAGCAGACCGGTCTGCCACCACCTGAGAAGCCATGGCCACGGTACGTGACAGCATCGGGATGAGGTTCTGACGGTGGCCGCCGCGCAGCATCGTGCCGGCCGTGCTGCCGTCATCGTCGTACTCTGTTCCGTCCGGAAATTCGACTACAGACATTTTTTGTCCTGGAGAAAGAAACCCGCCAGGCGGCGGGTCAGGTGATTTCTTCGATCTGCGCGGCGGTCGTTCGCCAGGCCAGGTCTGGGAATGCAACGGGGTCGATCTGGGCGAACCGGCCCAGATAGCTGCGCCGGATGAACATCTCGCGCTCGTAGGGGTTCGGGATGAAAAGCACCTCGCTCGTAGTCCCGGCTTTGCGCACGATGTCCAGCCAGTCGCCCACAGCTTCCTCGTGGGTCAGCGCATCAAAGGCAACAGCGGTCACCCGGCGCGGCGTGCGAACGTCCGAATAAGCCGTGCCGTCTCGCGCACGCTCGATCGTGCTGTCATCGACCAAGCCCAGCGTCATGCCGCGCGAGGCGTTTTTCTTCGGCGACCAGGTCGGGCCCAGGAACATACGCGGCACGTCGACATATCCGGCCGGGTTGTTCTGATCGTCGATCTCCACCAGCAGATAACGGCCGTAGGCGAAGCCTGGTGGCAGGATCATTGCGCAGGCCGGGTAGTTAGCGCGGTCCTCATCGGTCAGCGTCCCACTCCACCAGTTTTCGTCCTCGAACTCCAGCATGTCCGGCGTGTAGACCACCGGCCACACGGCGGTCCAGCCGCTCGCGAACCGCACGACTGTCAGCGCCTCGTCGTCATAGAGGGTCACGCGCCACCGCGCGCCGACGGACAGGTTGTGATTGACCAGCGCATAGACCCCAAGCGCCGTGAGGCGGGGCAGCGACACCAGGAACTGCGTGGACGCCAACGTGGTGTTCACGCTGCGGGCAGGCCGTTTCAGCCGCCCGTCCTGGATGGCGACCAGCGCCAAGTCACCGGGGCGCCAGGCCCCGCCACTGAGCGCAGCCTTTTCGATCAGGTTCGGGAACCCGATCACTACATTCGTACCAGCCATTTCAACCCCACATGACGACGGACGCAGACCTGCCGTCCTGACCGGTATCCATGCCGATCACCACGAACAGCCGGCCGGCCATCCCATAGCGCGGCGTATCCACGGCCACCACCGAGCCCAGGTCCACATCACCCAGGTCGTCCAGCGGCAGGTTCAGCGCGAACTCAAGTCGCGGCACGCCGTGCAATGCGACCAACCGGGCCGCGAGCGCGGTGGCCGGCGCTTGGTCGCGCAGCTCGGTGTCGACCTGCAATTCCGCAGCGTTCGGCCAAGCATTGAGCAGCGCGGTGATCACTGCACTCGATCGAATGTCGGCCTCGGTCCGGTACGCCTCCCGCAACCAAGCCTGCCTGGGTGTTCCATCCAGTGAGCCAACAACCTGCTGCTGCGGTGTCCAGTTGTGCGCATATCGCACCGCGACCCGCTTGGCGGGCGGCAGCATCCGACGCAAGGTCAGATCCATCACGCTGTAGCCCTGCCACACCCGCGCCGGTGGCCCGACCGGCACGCTCAGGCGGCCCATGCGCAGGCGGCCCAGCCGGTCGAAGCCATACCAAGCGCCTACCGAGGTGGCCAACTGGTCCATCAGGTCGCGCGGCGTGGCGTCATTCGGGGCGTAGATACCGACCACCGAATCGTCCCCCGCTACATCGGCCGAGATGTCGCCTGCGGCAATGCCGGCGTCCAGCGCGATCTGCCGCAGCAGCGTGGTCACTGTCTGCTGGGTGGTGGTGACGTCCGCGGTCATCGTGCCCGTGGCCTTGGTGCCCATGCGGTAGTAGCCCTGGAATGCCCGGAACGTGCCCGGTGCTGGCGCGGTCGTTTGGATCTCGGCCAGGCTGGCGTAATCCGCGCCACGTGTGACGGCCCCACCGTTGTCGTACACCGCATCCACCCGGGCGAGCTGGTCGCTCACCTGGTAGATCCAGCGGGCGTCGTTGACGGCGCGCGGCGCAATGTTCTGCACCGCCCCATACACCCGAGGCTTGGTCTGCCCCTTCAGATCGTTGGCGTTTCCCTCCAGCCCCAAACCGGCGCTGTTCGTCCCGGCATATGTCGGTCGTTCCCAAGTCTCCAGATCGCTCAGCCGGTCGCGCAGCACCAGCCGGATGGTCGTGCCGTCCGTCTCGGGCGTCTCCAAGGTGCCCACCAGCGCAACCGACCAGGTCGCATAGGCCTGGCCAAGCCGGCCCACTCTCACCTCCACCCGCCGACCATCGAACGCATAGTCGGTGGCCAGCGCGTCGAACGCCCCGCTGTGGTTGATCAGTTCGACCGTGCCCACGGAAATTTGCGAGGCGCCATACACGCCGGTTTCCTCGAACATCGTCCGGGCCAAGCCGGGCAAGTTCTGCCCGATCGCCGGCTGGAAGAACACGTCGGGCGGTGTGTCCCCCGGCTCGGTGGCAAAGCCATGCGTGGCGAAGCGCAGCGTGCGCACTTCGCCGGTGGGCAGGTGAAGGCCCTGGGCCTCCACCGCCACAACTGTTGCCATCTTCGTCACAGTGAAGTGCTCCTACTGGTAAGCCGGCGCGTCTGCTGTTCGACGTCGGTAGACGCCTGGGTGCCGTTGCGCTGCGTCTGCGCCAACAGCCCCGCAATCAACGCCGCCTGCTTTTCGTTGACCTGTACCAGCCGTCGAACTTCGCTGGCCAGCACCTCATCACCGCGATTCGACGCGGGGATGCCGTACTTGCGCAGCCCCTGCATCGTCCGGGCGTCGATCACGCCCTCGCCGATGTGAGCGGTCATCTGGTAGCCGTCGCTGGGGACAAACGCCAAGCCTGAAGCGTGACTGTTCTTCCCGTACTTGGCGTTGTTGATCGCTTCGATCTCAGCTATGACAGCTTCGAGGCTTACGCCGTTTGTGACGGCGTCCGTCCAGAATTTGAAGCCTTCGGCGTCCGGTGTGCCGGCACCGCTGCGCACGTAAGCCTCATAGACTGCCTTCTGATCACCGGTGAATGCAGCTCCCGCAGAGCCAGGCAACAGCGCCTTGGCAGCGTTATTTGCTGCCGTGGCCGCAGCCAGTTCCTTAATCGCGTCAGCCAAGCTCACGGTGAGCTTGTTTCCGAGGTCAATGCCGTCGACCATTCGATCTAGGCGTTGCAGTCCTTGCTGCGCCACATCCACTTGAGCCGACGCCGACGATCGCACCCGGGCCAGGTCGCCGCTGTACTTGGCGAAATCGGCCGCATACGCTGTGGTCGCCCCGAACTGCTGTTGCGACAGCCGCAGGAAGGCCTCGGTGGCGCTCCCCACCTGGCGTGAGCGTCCTCGTCACCGGACAGTGCCTTGGCGATCAGGTCATCGAGTTCGCTCCGCGCAGTTTGGTATTGCTGCTGCAGCGAGTCCGGCGACAAATCACCGACCCTTAAGCCTGCCAGCGTGCCGTCCAGCCCCTTGATCACCGAAGTAAGACGGCTGATCGTGTTGCTCAGTGCGGACTTGTCGGTGTTGTAGGTATCGCGCACGGTCTGCAGTGCGGTGTCCACTCGGGTTTGAGCGGTTGCAGCAGCATCGACAAACGACGTAGTCAGCGCAGCGATCGCGTCACGCGCCGGCTGCAGTGCGATATCGGCGTCGTTCTTCGCCTTTTCCCGCGCGGCGTCGGCCACCTCGTCGCTCGTGGTGATCCAGTCAGAAAACGCCTGGTTCACACCAAGCATTGCGGCCTTGGCACGGGCACCCGCGTCCGTCGTGTCGTCCAGGCTCTCCACCATTGCCCGGAATGCCGCTTTGCTGTTCGGCAAAGCAACGCCTACCGCCCCCAGCGCATCGGTGATCTGCTTGCGCTGGGCTGCCAGCTTTTCTTCCTGGCTGGTGTAGTTCTGCAGATAGCTCTGCAGGTTGCTGGTTGCGGCGTCGAGCCCGCCTGAATACTCGATAAATGCAGCCACCGCGTCATAGGTAGACGTGACAACAGCGCCAAACGGCAGAGCATCGAGCGCCATGCGCAGCGTTTTGACGCCCGACACCTGGGTGGTGACAGTCGCGAGCAGCGCCGTAGCTGCCTCGTCGGTCAGCGCGGGTGCGCTCACACCTTCGACCAGCTTACGTAGGGCGGCCGGGATGTCGTCAGCCTGCTGCAAAACCTCGATCTGCAACTGCTTCAGATCGGTCACCAACAGACCCGCAGCGGCTTCCGTCGTCAGCGTGGTGGGCAGGTTCTTGTTGTAGTAGGTGCCCTTGTAGTTGCTGCCGGATCCGTCCTCGCCCAGCTTCACACCGTTCGACAGTGTGACGCCAGACATGACGCCGCCGCGCCCCTTCTCCGACCCCTCGAAACCAGCGATCAGGTTGTTGACGCTTAGCGACGAGCCCACCGACTTCAGCAGATCATTGACGCCGGACGCAGTAGCCGAGATTGCGGCATTGACAATGCCGTCCTTGCCATCCGTGCCACCTGACGGGCCGTGCAGGAATTGGGACTGGCCATCGGCCCACCCAAATGTGCCGCCGCTGCGCTTCTCGCCCTTGAACGATCCGGACAGCAACGTGTAGATGGCGATCGCTGCACCGATGTATGGCATTGCCGCGCCGATGGTCGACATTGCGCCAGCCAGGGTTCCACCCGCTGCGACCCCTCCACCGCCACCTACAAGCCCGCCGATAGCACCCGCAGTCGCGCCAGACACGGTGTATGCACCTGCCGCTGTCGCCCCAGCAGCGTACGCACTTGCTGCGGCCCCTCCGACCGCGGCGCCTCCACCGACGAGACCCCCAATTTCTGATGCAGCGGCGCTACCGATGACACTATTCGACGCTGCCGCACCGCCGTAATAGTTACTGACCCCAGATAGCCCCTTGCCGATCAAGCTCTTGCCTGTGAACGAGTCGTACAGCGACGACGCATTGCTGGCCATGTCCGTCCACGAGGAGCCGCTACCATCAGCCTTGCCAGACAGCGCGCCGGCGATTGCGTTGACGCCGCCCTTGATAAATGGCTCAAGCACCGGGCGAAGAACAAGATTGTTGAACAAACCCTTCAGCACATCGCGGCCTGATCGGCCACCACCAGCGATCTGGTCAGAGAGCGACTGGCCTATCTGGTCGGTGATCCGGTTCCAGTCGCGATCGACGTCTTCGGCCGCCTTCTTGCTGGCTTCTTTAACCTCCTTCTCGTCCAACGCAGTGGCCAGTCGGCGCCGGGCAGCGATTTCCTGGTTGATTCGCTCGATCTCTTCTTCGGACCCCGAGAACCCTGCCAGCATCTCGCGCCGATTCTCCAAGCGGGCGATAGTAAGTTCTGCCAGGGCGGTACGGCTCAGCCCAAACGCGGCTACTTCGTCTTCGACCGCCTGCGCCGACTCGTGGATCTTTGTGACGTTCCCATCCAGCGTGCCCAGATAACGGTCACGCTCCTGGCGAAAAGCCGACGTCAGTTTGATCGATTCTTTCTCGCGGTCGACCTGGCGCAACAGCGCGCCAGCTGCTTCCTCGCGAGCCTTTTTTTCTTCAAGGAACGCCCGAGTCTTGCCATTCATCGTGCCGGTCAACTGCTCGCCGATCTTGGCGGCCTCGGCCTCGTGCTTATTCAGCGCGACCGTTGCATCGCCAGTCGTACGGAGCGAGTCCAGCAACGTTGCATAGCCGGCGATTTCGGCATCCAGGCCGGCCAGTTGCCCTGCGTTTCCGTCCACGGAAATCTTGGGCGCACGGACAGGCTTGGCAGCCAGCCGTTCGCGTGCATTGGCGATTTCAGTGTCGCGCCGCTGCACCGCCAGCTTGTACTTTTCGGTGTTTTGATCCAGGCCGACAACGGCTTTCTGGAATTCCTTCTCAGCATTCTCGATTGCCGCCGTCAGCTGCTGACCTTTGGTCATGCGTGACGTGCTTTCCAGGTAGCTGTCGAGAACCTTGCTCTGTCCGATCTGTTGGTTTTGCCGCTCTTGTTCGGCAGCACGCGCGGCGTTATCCGTACTGGCCTTGGATATCTGGCCATTTACCGAGCGCAGCTGATCTTCAATGCCGGCAAGGTCGCGCTTCAGTTGATCTAAGCGCGGCTTAGGGATCAGGTTGCCGCGATCGACTACTTTCTGGGTGTCGTCGATTTCCTTCAGCAGTCGTAACCGTTCCGACTGCAGGTCGTTCATTTTCTCCGCGCGCTCTTCCTCCGGCCCACCAGGCCGCCCGAAGTCCTTTGCGGCGTTGGTAGCGGCATCAATGACAAGCTTGATGCCCGCCCAGCTTTGCTCGATGTAGCCGAGGTTCTGGACAACCTCTGCGCGACGTTGCGCAATCGTCGTGGCGAACAGGTTGGTGGCCACTCGCGCGGCCTCTTGCTTCTGGCCCTGCTCTTCCAGCGCCTTGATCTGTTCGTAAACCGCCAGCGTCAAGAAGTTGTATTTCTGATTGAGCTCGACGACCGCGCGAGTCGGATCCTTCTGTAGGCTTTCGAAGACGCTTGCAGCCTTGCCCACTTCGACACCAGTCAGCTTGACCAAGTTGGTGACGCCAAGCGTCGCCACTTCGAGTTGCTGCGCGCCGAAGGTTCCAGTTTCCACAAGCGCTGCGACAGCGCTTCGAGCAGCGCTGTATGCGCCGGTCATTTCGCCAACACGCTCAGCGATTGCCGAGATTTCGATTGTTGACTTACCGGTGATGTTCCCCGTAACAATCAGCGCTTCATTCAGCCTGGACGTTTCGAGATACCCGGACGCCGCGGCAACGCCCAAGGCAGCAAGGGCTGCGGCACCCACCGTCAAGGGGCTGATCATTCCGCCGATATAGCCGCCAAGGGCCTTGGCGGCGTTGCCAGCGCCGCCGAAACTGTCCTTGATCTGGCTGCCCTGCTGCAGCAGGACTGTCAACGGCGCTTGGCCACCCTGCAGCGACACGACGATGTCGGAGAATTGGGCGGGCAGTTGACGCATCGCCGCGTTCGTCTGCGCCACGCTCACACCAAGGCCCGCAGTGCCGGCGCGCGCGGCATCCATGCGCGCGACATACGGAGCCACTACATCTGATACGCCTTGCTGCGCTGCGCGGTACCGAAGCCAGCCGGCAGTCCCCTCTTCCGCCTGTATGGCAGACCGCTCGGCCGCTTGCACCAGACGCCGCTGCGCAGCCGTCAGACCATCGGTGGCGCCGGTCGTATCCCGCAGGCTCTTGCCAGCGGCAGCCGCCGACGCACCTACCTGCTGCACATCCTTGGCCGTTTCGCGCGAGGCGGCGCCCGTGGCCTTGACCGCCTGGGCAGTGCTGTCGGCAGCCGAGTCAACCTGCTTGAGGCCAGCGGAGGCAGCCTTGCCGGCTTCTTGCCCTGCCTGGCCAACTTCCTTCAGCCCCTGCTTGACCTGCTCTTTCGTCTGTTGAAGCTGCGAAGCATCAGCCTCGAACAGCAGAACAGTCTTGCCGCCGATTTTGTCAGCCATTGCGACGCCAATAAAAAAGGGCCCGCCGAAGCGAGCCCTATCTGAAAATTACACGATCACCTCATGGGGACCGCCTAAACCGTTCCAGGTGTTTTCTTTCCAACAAATCGCACATGCTGCGCGCCAAGCGGCGGTCATCAAGGCCCTGCAACTCATCGTTCTGCACGGCGCGACAGTCCCTTATTCCGTTTGCGCTGCGCACCTCTTCGGGATCGCGATTGATATAGCTAACCGTCGCGTACGACAAGAAGCCGCAAACGATAGCGAATAGCACGAGACCAATCACGCGAATACCAGAGCGGGGCCCACTTTTCCGGGCGTCATCAGGATGACGAACAGCCAGATCTGCGCCGCAGTGCTTGCATTTAATCGCCGCGGATTTGATCGATTCCGCGCAAAACGGGCACAACTTCGTGCCGTCGGAGGCAGAGGCTGTCGGGATGGGGCCGGACATAGCGGCGCCTCCAAGGGTGGGGACGCCGCCAATATACCAACGCTCGCATCAGTCCTCGACGGCCTCGCGCATGCACGTCAAGGCCTCGGCTTCCATCACCCGGATCTTGTCGAGCGTCAAGAGGCGGTCGCGCTTGCGCACCCCCATAAGCGCCATCACCTCGAGCACCGGGCCGTAGTCCAGGCCCGTGGCGCCACCCATACCCGCCCGCCACTGCGTGGCCATGCGCCGAAACAGCGCGCACGCATCGGCGTTCTCCGGATATGGGACCGGCACGGGGTTCTCGTCGGCGACATCCTCGGCGCACAGACCCAGCGCCGCCAAGTCCGACTCACTTTCGCGCGGCTCGTACATCCACCGCGCGAATTCCTTCAGTTTCCCAGCGTGGCGCCGCTCAGTTCCGCGAAGTAGGTCTTGATAATCGGACGGACCACGCCGGCCCGGTCTTGGACCAAGGCGGCGACGCTTTCAGCGTTGAAGGGCTCGGCGTAGCCCCAGCCGCTTGCCAGGTCGAGGATGATTCCCTCGTCGGTGATGGTGCCGTCTTTCAGCTTCTGGTCGAAAGCCTTCGCTTCGTCGCGGGTCTTGTGCTTGAAGGTGAAGGTGATGCTCTCGGGCGTATCGCCGGGACGGTGAATCTCGACGGGCGCCTTGAAAGTGCCGGCTGACTTGAAAGAAGGCTTCTCGACGGCGGCAGCGCCGTCGGTCTTGGTTTCAGCTTTGGACATGCATACCTCGAAGTGTGCGATTGGGGTGAAGCGGCCGCTGGCCAAGCAGCGGCACGGGATCAGGTGGCGGCTTGGTAACGCAGCGGAGTTCCGACCAAGGCGATGTTCACCGGCACGGTCATTTCCTCGTTCTTGGTGACCGTCGGCACGCCATCGAACGAGATGTAGCCGACGTAAACGATGCGATCGCCGCCGCGCAGGCGCAGCACGATGGCACGGGGAATCTGATCGGCATTGGCAGCCTTCAGCGTGGCGTTCCAAGCTTTGCTCGGGTCATCGCCAAGCGTCAGCGTCATGTTTCGCGGCGTGCGATTGGTGGGCAACTGCACGTCGTTGTCCTGCTCCAGCGGCGAGATGGTGCGGTACTGCTGTTCGCCGCCTGACGATGCGACGGTCAGGACCTGGCTCAACTGGGTCATGTTGGCCGGGACGACGACGCGCAAGGAGCCAATGCCCACACCGGCAGGGTAGCGGCCCACGTCGCTGGTGTTGACGCCGCCCAGGGTGACGTCGTTCTCGTCGACCTCCAGCACGACAGCGCCGAGGCCATCGACACCTGCCCAGCCGGACGCGAGAACGACGACATCGCCCACCACAACGCCGTGGCTCGCCGGAAGGGTGGCGACGGCATCAGCCGCATTGGTCAGGACGCTGACAACCTTGGAGGCGCCCGGGGCGTTCTCGACAGAAAAAATAGCCCCGTTGGGCAACTTGAAAGCCATGGTCTTTCTCCAGAAATGAAAAAACCGCCTTTCGGCGGCGGTAGTGATTGCCCAACGGGCGGGAAATTTCGGTGCTCAGTCGTCCCAGCTGATGCTGAAATCCTGGGTCGCGCCGTACAGCTTTATTGCGCGGTCGAAGTCGGCAGCAAGCGCGCCGAGCGGCTCAGCAAATACGACGGGGTCGCTTTGCATGCTCGCCTGGATAGCTCGGGACAGGGTGCTGGCCGCCGCGCGAGTGGATGCCCACACGTTGACCTGAAAGCGCCCTTTTTGGCGCCCTGATGGCCCACCCTCCACCGTGGTGATCACGGGCCCACCGATCTGCTGATAGATCGCGTAGGGTGGGCGAGTGTCGCCAGGCGCCTCGTCCGGGAACACTTTTCCATCAACGTGCGGTCCGATCACACGCACGATATGCGGCTCAATCACGGTCGGGGATCTCCTGGAAGAGGTCGGAGAAGCGCTGCTGGGCGGCGACCACCGAAGCATCTGCTTGGTTGTCGTAGGCGCGGCGAATGAAGCTATGCGCGGGCACACGCACCGGCGTCTTGAGCCTGATCTTGGTGGCGATCCAGGTCCCGTTTTCAGTGCGCACCAGCTCGTTCACGCGCCAATGGCCGTTTTCAACGTTGTAGCCATGGGGAGCCTTGAAGTGATTCCACGAAACCTCATAGGCCTGAGTTGTCCGGCTGGAAAGGCTTTCCGAGTGCACCCGATAGATCGAATCGCGTAGGACACCATCTTTGACACCCACGAGCGCTCTTGCCTCGTTGTAGAAGACGAGCACACCTGCGTGCGCCGCGGGCCGCAGGCAGGTATCCAGAATGTCGTCTATGAACGCATCCATGTCCGCGCCGGCGTTGCCGGTCAGGGTCATCTTCACGTCCATGGCATCAACTCCCGCCCATCGTTGTCGTGCAGGCCAAGTCCACATACTCAAGCCCGATTTCGTCAGGCAGCGGCATGAGGATCTCGTATACGGTGGACTTGTGCAGCACACGCATGCCGGCCGTGATGTCGGTCCGGTACCGGATGCGGATACTCGCCGTGGCCTGCGCTGATGTCCCGCCGGCAGCAGCGAATTCTTTGCCGTTGCTCACCCGGATGCCGGCCCACACCTTCGCGTGCTCGATCCAGGCGTCGGGCGTAGGTTGCCCCCAGCCGTCAACGCCGGGCCCGCGCTTCTGGATCTCGACGCGCCGGTTCAGCGTTCCTGCTCTCAACATGGTCAGACCCCCAGGCCTATACGGTGCGGCCACAGCAGCGAGTGCGCACCTTGCGGCAGTTCAGCGACGCTCACGCCGACCACAACGTCTTCGCGCTGGCCATACAGCCGACCCAGGATGAGCAACACGGCAGCTTTGATAGCTCCGTTGACGACAATCGGATCATCGCCAGACGAACCGTCGAGGACCGCGGCGGCCAAGTCCTCGGGCGAGGCGTAGAACTGCCGGTTCAGGAAGTCCGCCGCTGCTTGCTCTGCAGCGTCAAGGTAGACGCCCACCAGCGGGTCGTCATCATCGGGCTCCAGCCGAAGATGCCGAAGCGCAGTTTCGAGAGGGACGACGCTCATTCGGGTGCTGCCTTGACAGGCCTGCGGGAACGGCGCCCGGGCAAACCATCCGGCGGCTGGACGATCGGCTCAAGCGCGGGTGCCGGAGGTTCCGCCGCATGGTCCGAATTGTCCGAGACACGCTCGGCGGCGCCCGAATCGATCAGGTCCTGCCCTCGGCGGCTGTCCATCGTTGCGATCATGCCGGCGCGCGGATCAGGTGAGATGAAGCGGATTCGCATGCTTTGCTCCTTTCGCAGGGAGGGGGCGAAGCCCCCATCCCGTTCAGGTCACGTTGCCGAAGTCGCCGTAGATGAAGGCTTCGGGGCGATACACCGCCAGGGCCAGGCGCTCTTCCGCCAGGATCGTCACCATGTTCTTCACGAAGTCGTCTTCGTTCTCGGTGGCGATTTCAACGCGTGCTTGCCAGCGATCGAACAGCTGTGCGCCCAGGCGGAAAGCGCCGGCCAGGAATTTGTCCACGCCCATGGCTTGCGTGGTGACCACCGGGCGATTCCACAAGGTGGCGCCGATGACGCCCTGCGGATTGCCGATGATGTAGCGCCCGGTCGAGTCCTTGAGCAATTCGATGCGCGCCCAGTCGATCGGGTTCATCACCACGCCCGTCGAGGCAAACTCGGCCAGTTCCGCCTGCAGGAACGCCAGACGGATGTTGTCGATGTTCGTCTCGGTGCCCGTCGGGTCAAACGGCGCCGAGAATGCCGAAGCCTGCGGGATGATGCCCAGCAGGTTCTGGCCGGCACCGTCGCCGCTCAGCAGCTGCTGCTCTTCCTTGAAGGAAAGGCCGTAGCGCAGGCGACCGTCGATCAGGCTCGACAACTGAGATGCATCGCTCAGGATCTGGCGCGAGGCCTTCATGTAGTGGGCGATGACCTTGGCCGTGGTGCTGACCAGGTCGAACTTGATGCTGGATTCGGGCTTCTTCGCGCCCTCGGCCACCATGCCCGCGTTGTTCGTGAAGCCGGTTTCCTTCACGTATTCCAGCGCGTTGCCGTCCATGCGGCCCGGGGTGATCAGATCACGTACGGTCAGGCGACGCTGGGGCAGCGCCTGCACGCCGGGCAGGCGGGTGGTCTGCACGAGATCACCGGCAGAGCCATCAGCATCGGTGGTCAGCGAGGTGATGGCGGCCTGGTACGTCATGTCGACGCGACCGCGCGGCGTGGTTTTGCCGGCGAACGACTTGTACTCGTCGCTGTTGATGAACTGCGCACCGAAGCTCTGGTGCTGCACGTCGCCGCCGGCGCCGTTGCCTTCCAGCTTCGCCAGCGCCTGCTGGGCGTGCTGCAAGCTGGCCTGCAGTTCGCCCTGCTTCAGCAGCAGGTCGTCGACCTTGGCGCGAGTTTCGTTCGTCAGGTTGGCGTCTTTCGCTGCCGTCTCGGCCTGGGCCTTCAACTTGTCGCCCACGTCCTTCAGGCTGCTGTTGATGGATTTGATGTCGTCTTCGAGAGCCATTTCGGTCCCTTTAGAAAGTTTGCGTGAGGGATGCGGCCAAAGCAGCCGCGGTACTGAGGGAGTCATGGGGGACCGTGACTCGTCCGGTGGGATCGCCCTCACCGCTGCCAGCGGGATCGCCCGCGCTGGACTTGAATTCGCTGATCAGGCGCATGGCCTCGCTCTTCGGCATGCCGCTGGCACGCAACGCGGCCTCCACGCGGCGTGCGGCAGATGCACTGGTCTTGCCTGCGCCCTTCTCGACCTGGTCGGACGGCAACAGCTCGTCCGCGAACCCGCCATCAATGGCAGCCTCGCCACCGATCCAGGTTTCCGAGTCCATGAGCTTCGCCATGGCTTTGCTGTCTTGGCCCGTGCGCGCGGCGTAGATGCTCGCCATCGCATCGTCGAAGGGCTTCAGCGTGTCCGCCACCTCGATCAGGTCGTTGCGGTTGCCGATGGCCATGACCCAGGCGTTGTGGATCATCAGGAAGCCGGCGCGGGCGATCTGCACCTTGTCACCCGCCATGGAAATGACAGATGCGGCAGACGCCGCGAGCCCGAGCACCTTCACCGTCACTTCGCCGTCGTGCTCGCGCAGCAGGTTGTAGATGGCCAGGCCTTCGAACATGTCGCCGCCCGGGCTGTTCACGTTCACGGTTACGGGGCCTTTGCCCATGCCGCGCAGTGCGCCTGCGATGCGCTTGGCCGTCACGCCCTCGCCGGTCCAGTAGTCGTAGCCGATCACGTCATAGACGCTGATCGTGCGATCGGACTCGCCATCGGCCGCGGCGCGGATGCCCGCGTTCCAGCGGTCGAATGCCCGCGGCTGCAGGTGGCTGGATACGCCTGCGCAGGGGCGTCCCTCCGGAGCACCCGGTAGCGTCTTGATCGTCATATGGTCAGTCCTTTGTGTCGTCGGCCAGGCCGAGAAGTGAACGCAGCGCAGCGCGCGCCTGGACCATTTCCGCAGGAGAGCCGATGGCATCCAGGGTGGTCATCGCGGATTGAACGGTGAGTACCGCAGCATTGCCGCCCATAGGCGGGCGGTCTTCCAATTCCCGGACCTCGTCACGGGTCAAGATGCCCTTGTCGACCATGACGCCGTAGAACGCGGCACGGCCGGCGCTGTCTGCTCGCAGCAGCCCTTCGACGGCAAATTTCGGGTAGTAGCGAATGCGTTCTGCAGGGGTCAGCAGGTCCTTGCTGATCGCCTGTTCGATCCGACGCAGCCATGGGCTGAGCGTGAAAGTCAGGAAGCCGATCATTTGCTGCTCGATTCCCGTGCCCCAGCTGGTCGACTTTTCGGTGTGCCCCACCATCCAGGGCGGCACCCGGAACCAGCGGCAGATTGATTCGACCGAGAACGCCCGCGATTCCAGCAACTGCGCGTCCGAAGGGTTGATCCCCAGGGTCGCAGCGGACGTCCCGCCTTCCAGCAAGGGTGCCTCGCCACGCTCGATTGCACCGGACAGGTTCTTTTTGAAGTCCTTTCGCTGTTCCGGCGACAGGAACTGGTCGATCTTGTAGTAGATCGTCTGAAGCAGGCCATTTCGGAATGTCTGGGCTGCCGCCTTTTCGGCAGCCATCGCCGCGCCAAACACCTTCGCGCCATAGGCCACCACAGAAACACCGTTTTCGCCGTCAAGGGTGAAACCAGGCACCGTCCAGATTCGACTTTCGGGGATTTCCCGATTCGAACCGTCCTTCTTCCGGTAGCGATAGATGTTCCGGCCGTTGATGTCACAAGTAATCGTGAGCTTGTCGGGGTCGAGAAAGGCCAAGCCGATCACCGACGGACCGGCATACAGCTTCTCGGCACGCCCGGCGCCGCGCAGGAGCATCGCGGCAACGATGGCTTCCCAGAAGACAGCGGCGGTCGAATCGATGTTCGGCTGGTCATGGATGACAAAGTGCAGACGGTGCTGGGTCGCCACCTGCTTGCCGGCGCTGGTCCTCTCGTACACCGAAAGCGGCAGCGTGGCGATGGTCTCGGAAATCAACCGAACACACGACCAGACCGCGTCGACCTGCATGATCGACTTCGCGGTGACCGTAACGCCGGCCTCGTTATCCATCGACCGGTCGGAGTACGCCTCGGGATCTTTCGGCGTGAACGAGCGCACCCATCCCGAGATGGCCGCTCGGATCCTGCCGAACGATCGGGGTTTGCTTTTCATGCGGAGCCTGTTTTTACGGGATCACTGAGCCAGTCACTTATTGAGCCTCTGGACTCGGGGTTGAGCGACATCAGTTCAATGGCGTTGAATGAGGCCATCAGCGGGTCGATCTTTGCCTTCCCGGATGCCTGCTTGGTGACCAAGATCGAATTCGAGCGCTGTTCGATGCGGGCATTGCCGACGCACCAGGTCATCAACGGCTGGTTGCCGTGCACCAGAATGCCCTCCGCCAGCTTCCGCTCAGCGGTCACGATCGCGCCGCCAAGCTTCCAGCCCTGACTGATCTGAATCATCTTTTCCTGCGGTACTCCTGCGGAAACCATCGCGTCGATCAGCGCGTTGATCTGCGCGGGGTCCATACCTACCTTGTCCAGCAGTCCGGCGTCTTCGATTCTGTAGACCATCTGAGCCACGTCCTCGACGTCATCACCGACGCGCTTCACGATGGTCAGGTCGCCGTCGTTGGCAAAGTCCATCAGCTTCGACACCTCGCTCTTGCGCCTTTCCAGCACCGAGGGATGAGCCCACGCGTGGGTCCATAGCAACCAGCGGCGCGTGACCTTCTCGCGCCCCACCGCGGCCAAACCAAGCAAGTCGTCCAGACCGCCGCCGTCAACGCCCACATCGATCACCTCGCACCGCTCGATCAGGGCGGCGAGCGTCAGTTCCCGCTCGAAGCCCTGAACGGCCCAGTAGTCCGCCCCGGCCCAGCGGTCCGACAGCAGATTCATCCCGATCTGGATGTTCAGGTGCTTTGCCAGGAACTTCTGGAAGGTTCCGTCGGTGCGCGCCTGATACAGGCGCAGCTGGTCTTCGAGCCACTCTTGAGACACCGAGCGCCCCATATTGGGGTTGGTGATGTAGAAGTTCTCCGGCAGCAGGTAGCCTTGCGTATCCAGTAGCTGCTTCGGGAACTCGTACAACACGCCGAGCGTCTTCGGGTCGAGCACCACACCGTCGCGGACCTTCCGCCAGTACTCCAGCTTCTGCTTGAAGATCCCGGCGGGCGGCTCGTCGCTTTGGGTAGTGAGAAAGATCACCCAGCCTTCGTCACGCGACACCTGGCCACCCAGCGCCTCCATGAACATGGCTTCTGCGTTGCCCTTCTTGCCAAACAGCCAGAGTTCATCCACCAGAATCCGGCCGGCCTTCTTGCCGGACACCGTGTCGGTGTCTGCCGCGACGACCTTCAGGCAATTACGCGTACCGCGATGCGTGATCGTCCGGATGTGGTCCTGGACATGGAAAAGTTCGGACAGTTCGGGATCGGCGCGCACCATCGCGGCTGCCGGCTTGAACGAGTTGTCGGCGACCTCTTTGGTCGGCGCCAGGATCAGGTGTTCCTCTTCTTGGCGCCAGCACAGAATCGTCGCGGTCAGCATGATTCCGGCGGCGATGGTCGACTTGGTGTTCTTCTTCGAGATCAGCAGCCCGTATTCACGTATCAACTGCTTGCCGGTGTCCGCGTCATAGGCTCCAAAGATGGCTGCGACGAAATCGAACACCCACTCTTCCGAGCACTCACCGAACGTCGGGGTGCGGTACTCGTTGAGATCCTCGTCCCAAACCGTCTTGGGCAGGTCCACCACGCGGAGCTGCTTGAAAATCTCCAGAGCCTGCGCGGCTTGGTCGGGGAAAATCGGGGCCGGGATGATGGATTGGCCGTCGATCAGCCTGCGCTCCCAGTCGAGGCATGCTGTCGAACGTTCCATGTTTACTTCCCTAGACTGGCTTTCCTCCCGCAGTTGCCAAGCGCGGCGGTGCCGCCGCACCAAATCGGCTCGGCTTCTTGGCTGCGTCGTTCAGTGCTTCCTTCTTGCCCTTCGGTGCCAGGCGGGCGTGCTCGAACGGCAACAGCGCTTTCGCCGCATCCAACCTTTCTTTCGGATCGGCGCCGATGTCATTCATGAGATCGACGAGAAAATCACGCGGATCGTCGTACCGCTTCGGCAGGTCTTCCGGCGCCGCCGCAGGCGGCGGGGGTGGCGCGGGTGGCGGTTCCATGCCAAAGGGCCAATCAGCCGGGGCGCTTGGCGTCTTCGTACCGGCCGGCGTTGTGAAGCCATTCGGCGGCGGTGGTGCCGTGAACTTGGACTTGTTAACCGGCGCAGTTTTGTTAACTTCCAGCGCCCGGCCGAGCGCGGACACCACCGCACCGTCTTTCATCAATCGGGAGGCCGCCTGCGCTGCCCCCTTTTCGCTGTAGCCCGCATCAACAGCGGCTTTCGCACCGGTCAGCCCCGACTGAAGCGCGGCGACAAATCGGCGCTTTTTTTCGGTCAAGGCCATTAACAACTCCCGGTTAACAAATCCTGGGACGAGCTATTTTCTGTGCGTGAGGGAACAGGTGGTCTAGGGTTCGGCCGACCGCCCTACTTTCGACCCCCCCCCCCCCACCCTGCCGATGGGCTTGGCGCACAGTCACGGGCCGCAGGCGCGGCGATCAAGGGCCAAGCAGACTGCCGCGCGGTATGCGCTGCTGAGCGCCTCCTGCGGCTTCTTCGCGCGCCTTCATGCCGCTGTGGCAGGTGGCGCACAAGGACTGCCAGTTCTTCCGATCCCAGAACAGCCCCATGTCGCCGCGGTGAGGGATGATGTGGTCAACCACCGTGGCCTCTGTCACGAGGTCCTGCCGGTCGCAGTACACGCACAGAGGATGCGAGCGCAGATGGCCCAGGCGGGCTTGCTGCCACTTGTAGCCATAGCCACGTGCGGTGCTGCTGGCCTTGTCTCCGCGCCATGTGCCGGTGGTAGCAGCAGCCACGCGCGGCGCGGCCTTGCCCAGGCGGGAAGGCAACGACTGAAGGCGCGGCTTGCTGTTCACGGGAAGACCGCTGGCACCTGGATGCGAACCGGGCCCACCGGCTGGCGCTCCAGCTGCACCACGTCATTGATGACAACGAACGGCGCCGGGATCAGGTCGCCGCGCTCGTTCGTGTCATAGACAGCAACTGCATGGGCCGAGCCTCGGCATCGGTAGACGCGATCGACTCCGCCATCGACTGCGGTAGCGAACAGGATCGGGCCGGTCATGCGGGTGCCGTAGCGGCGGCGTGATCCTCAGTAATCTCGACCGTCACTTCGTACTTGGTCGAACCGATGCTGCCGCTGTTGCTGGTGATATAGGCGCGCCAAGTAACACCGGGCGCATCGAGATCGACGCCAGCTTTCTGAGCAACCACATAGGCAAGCGTGCGCAGCGCGCCATCCTCGTCGATCTTTGCCGAATGAATGGTGCGGTCCTGCCGATCAGATCGAATCTTCATACGGACTCCAGAACGAGAAACGCCCCGGCATGTCTCCATGTCGAGGCGTTGTGTGATGTCGACCCATACCGACGAACACGCGATGGTCAGCGTGCTGGGCCTGGCGGTGCGCGCCACCAGCAATACCGGCGCGGGCATATTCGGATTTCCCGCCGATTTACCCCTCGGCAGGACGGGCTGGCGCCGTGCTATTCGGGGAGCAATGGACGCAAAAAAGCCCGCTTGGCTTTCGCTCGGCGGGCTTTCGGATCGGAACTACTCCGATAATGGCGAGATTCTGGGGTAATTTGTTCCAATCGTCAAGCGGCGATCAGTGGACAGCCACCCTCCGCGTTGAAACGGGTGCATGCACCAGGCCGCCTACCTCCATCGGCGCGCGTAAGGCCTCTATCGCACGCTGCCGCAATGCGCTGATCGGACCACGCAGCTTGCGTTCCTCACGGCTCAGGACCGACAAGGACAGGTCGAAGTTGTCCGAGATGGTGCGCAGCACAGGTTTGCGCCGCATGATGCGCATCACCAACAGGTCTGCCAGCAGGCGCTCCCGCGAATCTGCAGCGCCCTTGATATGTTCCGACACCGCCTGGATGGCAAGAGCGCCGGGATAGCCAGTGTGGTATTCGGCCTCGACGACTTCCCAAAGCATCGGGTGCGGCTCCAGCGCACGTCGCGCGATCGACAGGGTGAAGACCGCTTGCGCATGCCAGTCGTGCGGCGAAAGGCCGCTGGGCAACTTGACGATTCCAGCACCGTACCGTTCTTCCAACGCCTGGACCACAAGTAGCGTCGCGCTCTTCGGCTCGATGGGCAGTTCAATGATGGCGAACGCCACCGCCAAGGCGTGTTCCGGGCAATCAAACATGGGTGCTGGTCTCCAGGGGGATACGCTGGCCACCGATCAGCGACGGTGCTGCGTTCAGCTCTTGAATACGGGCGGCGGCCTGGGCCATCGCCATGGACTGGGGGCGTGCATCGCGCCAGTGGCGGGCGGTCGACGGCGCAGCGCCCTGGGGTGACGAGGTGGTGACCGGTGCGGTCATCGGTACCGGTCCGCTCATGCCTGCACCGGCAGAAGGGGGCGCAGATGAATCACCTCGACGCTGTAGACATTGCTGCGCCCGGCGGCGCCAGCGCCATACAGCGTGCTGTCCACCCGCACGTCGAATTCAGCATTGGCATCGTCAGGGCGGCGGACAGTTCCCGCGCGGCAGTTGAGATGCGCTGCCCTTGTTCTTGGGTCACTTGGTTTCCTTCAGGGTGATGCCGTGCACGAACAGCATGAGTTTTCGTTTCAGGACATAGGCAGGCAGCTTTCTGGTCGGCGGGGATTTCACGTCCTCCACCACCAGCTCGCCGGACTGCTCATATACAAAATCTGCGACATAGTTCACGCAGACCTCAGCCTTTCCATCGGCCCGGCGCAGGGTCGGCAGCAACTGGTAGCGCACCTGGCGGCGAAGGTTGGAAATCACCCCGGCGGTCTGCATCAGGCCCAGCTGGCGATACCGTGCTCGCTCGCGCTTGCTGTCGAACTTCTCGCCAGACAGGCTTTCGACCTTGTCGTTCAGGTACTTGCCGGGCTTCTTCTTTGTGCGGGTGGGAAATAGCGTGCTCATGCGTGTGCACCTCGGTATTCACCGAACAGGGCGGCGCTAAACCTGTCGCGCCGCGCTTGGCCCGTAGTGACCGCCGGCCGAATGACCACCGTCCGCGTTTCAATCGGGTCCGGCGGGCCGTCGTCCTCAATGTCGTCGGGTAGCGGCTTCAGCTTCTTGAGCTGGCCAGGGCCGGGCATGTATGCAGCATCCTCGCCCTCACCGGCCAACAGCAGGTGGCGGCGCAGCTCGCCATGCCCGTCCCAGCCGCCTATGTGCATCTGCCCAGTCGCGCGCAGGTGGCGCGTGTAAACCTTCACCGTGCTCACGCTCAGACCGGTAGTAGCGGCAATGGTCTGTACGGTGCTCGGACTGGTAGTAGCGGCAAGAATGCGGGCGAGCGTTGCGCGGCATTGCGCTGTAACGAATCGGGTCGACACCGTCTCTGCTTTAGCCATCGAATCCCTTCCTTCGCGGCTTGGTGACCGCTTCTGTCTGTGTTGGGCGCCAGCCGCTGGCTAGGCTCTCGAAGCGCGTCTGCGGCCCGATGTAGGCAAGACGCACGCGGCCGGGCTCGCCTTGGCGAATCAGTCCGACATTGACTTCGGCAGTGCCGCGGTCTGGGCTGTCTGGGTGGTAGATCTCGTCCCGGTAGATGAACAGCGCCACGTCGCAGTCCTGCTCAATGGCACCGGAATCGCGCAGGTCAGAGGGCATGGGACGCTTGTCCGTTCGGTTCTCAAGCTGGCGATTCAGTTGAGACAGCAAAATCACTGGGCAGTCGAGTTCCTTAGCCAAGGCCTTGAGCCCTCGCGTGATGCCCTCGATCTGCGCGTTGCGGTTGTCGCCCTCCCCGCTCATCAACTGCAGGTAGTCGATCACCAGCACGTCCAGACCATGGCGGCGCTTGACTGAGCGCGCTTTCGTGCGCACGTCAAGCAACGACAGCGCACCCTGGTCGTCAGTGAACAAACGCAGCTTGCTGGCCGATTCGACGCCATGCGAAATACGCGCCCACACGTCGTTGTTCTGGTTGGACTCTTGCGGAATCGTGCTCACGTTCAGCAGATAGCCCATGTCGACGCGTCCCAAGCTGGCGACGGTGCGCTGACGAAGTTGCTTCTTCGGCATTTCCATTGACAACACCAACGAAACACCCGACGCAGCGATGTGGTTCGCGATGTTCAATGCCAAGGCTGTCTTTCCCATCTTGGGGCGCGCAGCGATCACGATAAGTTCACCGCCACGCAACCCACCCGACAGCTTGTGATCCAGGTCCGGGTAGCCGGTGCTCAGTGCTTTCGGCGCCGTGCCTTCATCCTGGCTGACCAGGTCGTCCATGAATCCGGCCAAGCCGTCGGCAATTGCCTCGGGCAGCGAATCAGTACGTGCAGCTGCCAAGGCTTCCAGCTGGCCCTGGGCATGGTCGATCAACTCACCGGCAGGCTGACCTAGGCTTTCACGCGCCATGCTTTGAAGATCAGTCGCCAGAGCAAGGACACCACGGCGCTGCGCACGATCTCGCACGATACCGGCGTAGTGGCCGATGTTGCGCGAAGACGGCGTATTGCGCGTCAGCGTGTTCAGGTAGGCGAGCAGATCGCTATCCGCGCCCATCGCGTCATAAACGGTGATCACATCGGCGGCGCGATTGGTGCCGATCAGCCGCAATATCTCGCTGTACATCTTGCGATGTCGCGCAGCGAAGAAGTGCTCAGGTCGCAGTCCAGCGCCGATCAGGTGCTCAATCGCATCGTTGTCGATCAGAATCCCGCCCAGCACGGACTGTTCGGCTTCGGGTGAATGCATCACAAGGTCGTTCACGCTGTAGCCTCTTCGTGAAAGCGGCCTTCGCGGATCTTGGCGAAATTCTCGGCCTTGCAGATCCAGTCCAGCGGTGCGTGAAACGGCTTACGGCCCTGCCCGTAGGTCTTGCCGGTCAGGAACCGCGAGTCTGCGATGTATTCGAAAAATCGACGCCACCACTCCAGGTTCTGGCGGCTGGCATCCTCGGCCCAGCGGGCACGAAGGTGGGCGGCACGTGCCGGCGTCCAGTCACGGATCGAAGGCGAGGACGGAAGCACATCGTGGTACAGCGCGATGATGTCTTGGTGCGGGCAGGAGGAACGATCAGCCCGAATGCCGATCAGGTCGGTAGCTTGGCTGCCGACAACTAACCCGGGAGGGTTAGTAATATCCTGATCCTGTTCTTGCTCCTGTTCCTGTTCCTGCTCTTGGCTTCTAAGGTCCATCGAAGGAGCTTCAGAGGGGCTTGTCTGGGCGCTGTTTGCGCCCCTCTTTTTGGTCAGATGAAAGGCGGTGGCGTAGCGGTCGAAAAACAGCGTCAGGAAAGGGTTATCAGGGATCGAGTCGTACTCGTTCTGCACGCCCTTGCAGCGCTTGTCAGCCTCGGTCAAAAGATCACCAATCTGGAAGCGGGCCATCTCGGGCACATACACCACCTCCGAAGCCTCGTCATAGAGACAGAACCCGGCTTCGATGGCCCTCGTAAGCCCCTTAGATGCCCCTTCAATGCCCAAGCCAGTCTCGTGCGCGATGTACATTGACGGCTGATAAAACAGGCCGATCATGTTGGAGTGCGGGCTGGACATCAGATACAGCGCCACCACCTGCGCTTCTGCCCCAGCCTTACGTAGCGCCTTCCCGGTCGCACCGATCCAGAACTTGGGCGACACCTTGCTGTAGTCACGCATGGCTTGTCGCCTCCACTGCGTCGCGTACGGGCTGCCAGCGCGCAAACGCGGCACGCCAGAACGCCTGTTTCTCTTCCTGGGTGAAGCGCTTGCCCTGGTCCAACTCGGCATGACAGCGAACGCAGCCGGGCACCGTGTAGTGGTCGTGGGCTTTGAGCCCCATGCCCTTGCCGTGGGCACCCTCGTTTGAATGGGCAGGCACCACGGTGTCGTGATCGACAGCGCCACGGCAGACCAGCGGCAACACGAGGTAGCAGGGCTGGCCCTGGCAGGCATCACGCTTCTTCTGATCGTGACCGGCGCGCTTTTTTGGGCGGCGCTTCTTCATCGCGGTGCGACGCAACGGCACCGAGCAGCGCGCCATAGGCTTCTTTCGTTGCAGGCTGGTGCGCGTCATGATTCCCTCGTTTTGGCGAACGGCCGTCGCACGTAGTCGTGGAACAGCTGCGCCGCCGCAGTGTTGGTGTCGAGTTCAGACCGGCTTTTGACACCGCAAAGGTTGCGGACCATCTCGGCGGCTTCTTCTTCGCAGGTCACGCCCAGGTGCTGCCAGAACGCGGGCAACGTGCACAGCGTGCCGGCGACCTGCGCCAGGGACTGCGTGCGGCTGCCGGCGAACTGGCGGGCAGGCATACGGGTGGGCTGGCGCATCAGATATCTCCCGGGCCGATGCACAGCAGGCCATCGCAGGTCAGGTAGGGATTCGGTGCAGCGGCATTTGCCCAGAATTCCATCAGCGCGCGGAACTCGTCGGGGTTGCCCAGGTTGAACAACACGCTGTCCAGGTCCGCAAATGCAGCGCTCTCCGCCGGGGTTATCCAGACTCGGCGCACCAGCATGTCCGCAGGCTCACTCAACCCGGCGCAATCGGCATTGCTGTCGCTTGCGTGCTGCAGCGGCAAAGCCTGGGCGGCTGCAACGGTTTGAAAGTGGGCGCGGCGGCGCGAGCTGACACCGGGCTCGGCATGCGGCCGGCGCTCGATCAGCGTCCCGGCGGCCTTGGCTTGGCGCACCAGAGCGCGTGTAGGCTCGCCGCCCACGACAGGCGCCAGGTCGGCAAAGCGCATCGGGTCGCTGTACATCATTTGCGCCCGCACTCGCCCATACCGGCACGGGCGCATTCGCACGCGGTACCGGTCTGGGCCATGTAAGCAAGCGCGTCCATGTACTGACGCGACGTGACGACCATGCCGAGCGCGCCAACCAGCGCATCCAGCTTGTCGATAGTGATGCCGGCCTGGCCAGACAGGAAGCGGCTCACCTGGCTGTCATCCATCCCCAAGTCATCGCGCGTCTGCGCCTTGGTACGGGGATTGGTCAGCGAGGCACGCAACGCGTTTTCAATGCTGGGTTTACGGCTGGTACGGCTGGTTTCAACGGCAATCATCGGGACTCACCCTGAAGCAGGCAGGTGCAAAAAGCCCTGCGTGCGGTTGCGAATCGTCCCCGGCACAGTGACGACATCGACACAGGCACAGCGGGAACGGAAATGGAAAAGGAACTGGCGGCAATGCAGGCACGCATGGCGATCCTGGAAGCAGGCCTGCGCGCAGCACTGCGCATGCACCCGGTACCGGACGCAGCACGCGACGAGATATGGGACGCAGCGGACGCAGCACTGGCGGACCTGGGCCATGCCGGCGAACTGGCAACGCAGGAACACCGGGCCGCGATGGATGCGATCACCCTGCAGGCAGCCGGCCTGGTCGAAGCGCTGGAATGCTGATCACGCATCGCTGGTCACCTCGTCGGCAGGCACAGGCGCGTCGACCAAGCCAGGCTCGGTCTGGTAACGCGCGACGATCATTGCCAAGCGGTCGCTGTCGGCCTGCGTCGGCGGAAGCATCCCGCCGAAGTCCGGGTGATTCCGGTCGACGCGCGGCAGCACGACCCGGGGGTTCCGGAACCGGTGGCTACGCATGAGCGCTTCCCGTGGGCATGGTGACGGGCCCGTAGATGTCGTCAAACGTCAGGTCGTGGCCCCGCGCCCGCGCGAAGACAATGATCTGCGCCGCAACATCTGGCGGGATGGTCTGGCCTCGCTCGTAGTGCGAGACATTGCCTTGGGTCACGCCGATCCCGGCAGCAAGTGCCGACTGGGTGACGCCAAGTCGCTGGCGAATGTTCTGGATGGGTGTCATGGCACAAATAATAGTGCCACTAGTCATCCTAGTCAATAGTGGCGCTTGTTGCGCCTTTTAATAGCAGCACTACTATTCCGCCATGGCTACATCCTCCCGCAAGGCAAACATCGAACCCGAGCACATCGAAGAGGCCGCAGCCCTAAAGCGCCTGTTCGAGTCGTGCGGAAAGAGCCAAGCTGCCTTTGGTGCAGACACTGGCATTGGCACGCAAGCTGCCGTTTGGCAATACCTGAATGCCAAGATTCCCTTGAACCTGGAAGCTGCTGGAAAATTTGCTGCGGGTCTTGGGGTCGCCGTTTCCGAGTTCAGCCCTCGCTTGGCTGCTGAGATGGCGTCACTTTCGTCCGGGTATGCCCCAAAAACTTTGGGTGTTCCACCAATCGTGGCAGAGCTGCACGCAGTACAAGATCAAATCGCCGTTTGGGATGCACCCAGCGATCTATCTCATGACGACAACCGCGTCTGGATAGATCGCTACGACTATCAATGCTCAGCGGGAGATGGAGTGATTCAGTGGGAGATCCGGCAGAAGCGCGCATTGCCGTTCACGAAGGACTATTTCAAGGCCATTGGATCCAAGCCTGCTGACTGCAAGCTTGCTGAGGCGCGCGGCGACAGCATGGAACCGTATTTGTTTGATCGAGACATGATCATGATCGACACCGGAAAAACGGCGGTGCGAGACGGCAAGGTGTATGTGGTCGTCTTTGAAGACGAAGCGTTAGTGAAGCAGCTCTTCAAGCAAGCTGGGGGCATTTTGACTCTGCACTCATACAACCAGAGCAAATACCCGGATAGGGTCGTGAAGCCCAGCGACGACACAAACTTCCATGTGGTCGGCGAGGTCGTGTATCGCTCGGGCGCTGGACAGGCAGCAGCGTGATCATTGGGCGAGTGAAGTGGATGGGGACGAGACTGTGAGTGACGAATCTGTAGATCGCGAGATTGAGTACATCAGAGCACCGATTACTGACCAAGACCTTTTGGATTACTCGGCCGAAAAATTTACGAATGCCAAGTGTGAAATGTGCCAAACGGACACCTGGATCGCGATCAAGGCCTTCAAAGATGATCATGTACCGGTCCTGCCCAGCGTAATCCGAGGCGAAGGGACAGAGAAAGGGACGTCAACTTTTCCGTGTGTACTGTTTGTTTGCGACAACTGTGGGAACACAAAGATGATCGCTCGTCGAGTCCTTGGCGAATGGAAGCTCAATCGGCCCGGGAGCACTGACAAATGAAGCTAACCGTAGTCAGGGGCGGGGGATTCTCGACGCCTCCTGTTGACGGTGGGGAGCCGCCCAGCGATGATGGGAGCATGGAAGCCCGCTTAAAGTCTCTCGAAGATATGCTGCCGACCCTTGCCACGAAAGTGGATATTGGGGAGCTTCGTACGGATTTGCACAAGATGGATAGCAGCATTGTTCGTTGGATGCTGGCGACGGTTATTGCCTTGTTCTTGGGTTTCGCAGGCCTATTTTTCACCATGACCACCGCAACGAGGCCTGCGGCAGCGCCGGCGTTCGCTCCAGCGTCCATGCCTCCCATCATTATCAATGTGCCCGGCAGTGCGCCAAGTGCGCCAGCGCCAGTGTCTCAGGCGCCACCGGCTCTGCATAAACCTGCTCCATAAGACAGCAAGACGACCTGCCGCCTACGGGCGGCTTTTCTTTGGGCGCTCGGAATGAGCTCATTTCTCTCCCACTGCCTGCCGCGTTACGATTGGTCATAACTACTGGAGCAGTGATGGCTTTGATCGAATGCGGGGAATGCAAGCGGCAGGTGAGCGACAAGGCAGCATCCTGCCCTGGTTGCGGTGCTCCTATCAACGGGATCGCAACACACGCGCCATTTATCGCGCCGGTGCAGCAGGTACAGATCGTCAATCAACCGAAGAGCCGTGGGACCTACATCATTCTGGCCTTGTTCTTTGGCGGCTTAGGCATCAACAACTTCTATGCGAACGAGAACGGCATGGGCGCTGCGAAGCTTGGCTTGTTCTTCGCAGCACTCATCGTCGATGCATCGACTGGGTTCTACAGCGGGTTCTTCATGATCGCGCTGGTGCTGACTGCGATCTGGTCGCTGGTCGAGGCTTTTTCGACCAAGGTGGACGGAAACGGCAATCAGATGAGCTGACCTCCCCAATCTCTACACTTCACTTCACCACATGCGGGAGACTGCACTTGTACAAGCATTTCCTCATCGCCGCTGCTTTGGCTGCCTCTGTAAGCACGGCCAACGCGGCTGAATCCGCTTTCGTTATTCATCTGGAAGGGATGGCCGCGTTGTGCCATATCACAGGACAGGCGCGCATGGTCGATGCGGCGGAAATCAAGCGCCGAAATGGTGCCCAGAGCCAAAAGTACCGGGCGCACGTGGAAAAGGCTTTTGCGGACGCGAGTAAGTGCGTAACGGACGTGAAGGAAAGCACCAAGGAGAAGTTCAGGGAGCAGATTGCCGAGAACCCCTCTCTTCGACAGCCCCTCACGGACGCCTACGCAGCATGGCTCGGGGTCATTGACTGGCTCCGGGTGCCACGCGATTACGGTGAGTACCCACCTGGCGAAGATGCCTACAAAGCCGCAATAAATCGGCTCAAAGCAGAATTTGCGGCGATGTAATTCCTCGTTGACCGCCCTTCACGCAAAACAAGCCGCTCCCGTTGGGCGGTTTTTTTACATCTGCCACTTTTAATTAAAAGCGCCGCTATTGACACATCTCGACTAGTGGCACTATTATTTCTCCATCGCACCACACACCGCGTAGGCGGCAAGGGAGATGGGGAATGAACAAGCAGCAACACACACCAGGACCTTGGGTCGTCGGCCCGGGTTACAGCGAGGACGGATTCCGGGAAGTGCCGGTAGGCCACCCGACCGCATTGGGCACGATCACCACGGCCGTCGCCATCGACACGGCCGGTCTGGGCAGCCAGGACGCGAACGCGCGCTTAGTAGCAGCGGCGCCCGAACTGCTGGCGGCGGCACGGGCAGTCAACGATTTCATCAACGGCGTGGCCGATGCGGTTGAGCCCTTCGCACTGGTTCGTGCTGCCATCGCTAAGGCCACCGGCACCGCTGAGCAGGTGGCGGCATGAAGCGCTCAGACATTCCTCTGTGCTTGGCAATGGCTGCCGTATGGACGCTGGGCGGCTATTACTCCATGAAGGATGACCAGCCCACAGTGGCACGCGAGGAACGCGCCGCGATGGTGATGCGGGCGGCTGAGAACAACTGCGCTGGCCAGGTCGTAATGAGCGCAGGGCGCCTGCGCTGCGCCGGCCCCGATGCCACCGGCACGATGGTCGCTCGCCTGGTCGAGGTGCGCCAATGAACTGGTTCCGCACCCTGCAGGTGTACCGCCTGCCCGCACCGTGGCCGATGACGGCCGAACAAATCCAGGACCAGCTGGTGCCCCACGCCTTCGAGCCGGGCGGCACGCTCCAAGGCCAGACCAAGGGCTGGATCTCGCCGCGCGAGAACGATCTGTTGGTGCACGCCATCAACGGCCAGATGCTGCTGACGATGCGCACCGAAAAGAAGCTGTTGCCGTCGAGCGTGATCAACCAGGTCACGAAGGCCAAGGCAACCGACATCGAGGCCGAGCAGGGCTTCAAGCCCGGCCGCAAGCAGATGCGCGAGATCAAAGAAGCGATCACCGACGAGCTTCGCCCGAAGGCGTTCAGCGTGTTCCGGGATACGCGCGTCTGGATCGACACCGCGAACGGATGGCTGGTCATCGACGCATCATCGTCCGCTGTATGTGACGAGGTCATCGAACTGCTGCACAAGTGCATCGACCCGCTGCCGCTCGCCCTCTTCCACGTCAACCAATCCCCCTCGGCAGCAATGACCGGGTGGATGGTGGCTGACGAAGCGCCCGCTGGGTTCAGCATCGACCAGGACACCGAACTGCGCGCCACCGGTGACAGCAAGGCCACGGTGCGCTACGCCAAACAATCGATCGAGGCGGATGAAGTCCGCCGCCACGTCGACGCCGGCAAACAGATCACGCGCCTGGCCATGACGTGGGCGGATCGCGTGTCTTTCGTGCTGACCGAGTCGCTGGCGATCAAGCGTGTCACCGCGCTGGACGTGCTCAAGGAACAGGCAGACACGGACGGTACCGGCGACGACGAACGTTTTGATGCCGACTTCGTGTTGATGACTGGCGAACTGGCCAAGCTGATTGCCTGCGTGGCGGATGCCCTGGGCGGCGAACGGAAGGAGGCATGAGCCATGTATTCCGACCCGATGACCCGCGAGCAACTGGCCGAAATGGTCGCCGAGGGGGGGGGCACGAAGGCCGCCCAGCGGCAAGCCCTCACCGAGTTCATTCGACAGCAAAAGGTGCTCGGCCGAATGGTCGAACGGCGCGTCTTCGTTGAGCCCGGTCGTTCTCGCCAGCGCCGTGCCGTCTTCCAGTTCGTTGCCACGAACCTTGAACTACCTCTGTAGCGCAATGCGCACCAGGAAGCACACCATGACACAACCAACCATAGCGATGACGCGCGCCGTTCCCGCTTGGCAGGCAGAAGCAGTAATCACCACCGCCGCGGCGCGCATCGAGCAAAGTGCCGAGGATCTACGCATGGCCCACCAAGTCGAGGGCCAATGGCAAGGCGCCCTCGATGCACAGGAGGCATACGAAGCCGAATTGCACGCCGCGCGCGAGCTCCGGGCCCTGCTGGACACCCTGCGTGGGCCCGTGGCGGCAACAGCAGCCACGATCGACCGTGGCGAAGATGGTCGTGGCCAGTACGAATTGGCTGAAGACCTGGCACGCCAAGAAGGCGGCGCAAGCTTGGTCACAATCATCAACACCCTTGGCGTTACTCCCCTGCTCGCGGCGATGCTGCTCGACCAGCTGGAGCGCGCCGGTGTCCTCGGTCCCGCCAACGATGACGGGTATCGGGAGGTGCGAGCAGCATGATTACGCCGCAATTTGTTCTGGCGCTTGGCGCCAAGATCGTCGTGGATATCTTCGCCGGCGGCGGTGGATGGTCGACCGCGTACGAGCAGGCCACTGGCCAGCACGTGCACATCGCCATCAACCACAACCCCAATGCGCTGAGCATGCACGAGGCCAACCACCCGCAGACGCGTCACTACGTGTCCGACGTGTGGGAGGTGGACCCCTACTCGGTGTGCGAAGGCCGTCAGGTCGGCTGGCTGCACCTGAGCCCGGATTGCACTGACCACAGCCAGGCCAAGGGCGGCCAGCCGCGCAGCCGAGTCATCCGCGCCCTTGCATGGGTTGGCGTGCGCTGGTCGGGCACGGTCAAGCCTGACGTGATCAGCTTGGAGAACGTTGCCCAGATCCAGAAGTGGGGCACGCTGATCGCCAAGCGTTGTCCCGACACTGGCCGCGTCATCAAGCTGTCCGGCGGCGTGGCCGCACCTGGCGAGCGTGTGCCGGTGCAGGACCAGTACCTGATTCCCAATCCTAAGACGGTTGGCCGGTCATGGCTGCGCCTGCTGGCGATTTGGCGCAGCCAGGGCTACACGGTCGAATATCGGGTGCTTCGGGCATCGGACTACGGTGCCGGAACGACGCGGGCACGGCTATTCGCCATCGCTCGACGAGACGGCCAGCCGATCGTGTGGCCCGAGGCGACGCATGCCGCCAAACCGACCAAGACGCAAAAACGCTTGGTCGTGGCAGCGGATGGCATCGACTTCAGCATTCCCGGCAAATCGATCTTCGGCCGCAAGAAGCCGCTGGCGGAGGCCACCATGCGTCGCATCGCCCTGGGCATGCATCGCTACGTGCTGGATATTGCCGACCCCTTCATCGTGCCGGCAACCCACCAGGGCGCCGACCGAGTGCACGGACTGCGCGAGCCGGTCAGGACCATCACCGCAGCAAACCGCGGCGAACTGATGCTGGCCGCACCTACCCTGATTCAAGCCGGTTACGGTGAGCGCGACGGCCAAGCGCCCCGCGCGCTGGATCTGGGCCAGCCGCTCGGTACGGTCACCGCGGGTGGCGTGAAACATGCGCTGGCCACGGCCTACATGATGCAGGCCAACGGCGGCTTCAACGAAACGCCCGGGCACGACCTGCGCGGGCCGGCATCGACCATCACGAACACCGGCAGCCAGCAGCAACTGGTCGCAGCCAACCTGGTAGCTCTGCGTCGCAACTGCATTGGGGCGCATCCGACGTCTCCGATCAGTACGATCACCGCGGGCGCCGAACATCACGGCCTCGTGCAGTACCACCTTGCGCCCGAAGAAGAGGCAGGCGCGCTGCAGGTCGCGGCGTTCCTGATGCGCTACTACGGCAGCGGCGGCCAGTGGGGCGACCTGCGCGAACCGGCGGCCACGCTGACCACCCGCGATCGCCTCGCGCTGGTCACTGTGTTCGTGCGCGGCACGCCGTACGTGGTGGTGGACATCCATCTGCGCATGCTCACGCCCCGCGAGTTGTACCGGCTGCAGGGCTTCCCCGACAACTACATCATCGACCGCGGGCACGACGGCCGGATCTTCACGAAGACGGCCCAGGTGCACATGGTCGGCAACAGCGTGAGCCCGCCGCCGGCAGTCGCCCTGATCGCCGCAAATGCCCCGCGTGAACTTCTGCTGAGGAAGGCAGCATGAGCACCGACATCCTCGACCAACTGACCGCAGCAGCTGCACCGCTGCTCGCAGCGAGAGCAGAGATTGAACGGCTGACCGCAGATATCGAGCAGCACGCGGCCGAACTTGCCGCGGCTCGCCAGCAGCTGGCCGACCTGGTGCACGGCACCGGCGACGGCGTGCCCGCCCTGCCCCGCCAGGGAAAGTTCGTGGGCACTGCCTACAACACGGACGGCGAGTGCATGACCCGCACAGACACCGAGCTCGAGGCGCACGGCAAGCATTGCTACGCACGCGGTCTGTCGGATGGCCGCCGCGCAGAACGCACGGCACTAGGCATCCCGCCCAACTACGGCCCCAGCCAAGCAGAACAAGACCACTTCGCGGCCCAGCGTCGCGGCGAATCCGTGAGGAAAGCATGAACACCAGAAAGACAGATCCGCTTGCCGCGTTCCTGCGCGACGTCGCACAGCACGAAATGCACGTCCTCGCTGACGACGGCGTGCGCCGGCACATCCGGTTCAAAAAGCCGGACAGCATCGACATGCACTTCGACCTGATCACGTGGCCCGGCATGCTCTGCTACACGGGCGACATGGGCACCTACGTGTTCCAGCGGCTGAACGACATGTTCGAGTTTTTCCGCGCGAACGGGCGCCTGGACCGCATCGACCATAGCTACTGGGCCGAGAAGATTGAGGCTGCGGACCGCGACGCCGTGAAAAAGCACAGTCACGACAAGTTCGTGCGTCAGATAAACGACTGGGTCGACCAGCGGGCCGAAGGCGATAAGCCTGATGACGATGAACCGGAACGGCTTGCGCTATGGGCGGCGGCGTATGCCGAACTGCGCGCCGAGGTCGAGTCGGAGGTGCTTTGCGCCGACGACAACGAGGTGCGCTGCTTCGACGCCGCGAACAATTTCATGCACGAGGGCGACGCTTGGCGCGCCTTTCACGGCGCTGGCGCGAAGTTCGAGTTCACCGACTTCTGGGAGGTTGACTCCACGGAATACACCCACCGCTTCCTCTGGTGCTGCTACGCGCTGGTCTGGGGCATCAAAAAATACGACGACGCACGCCAGGAAATCGCAGCATGAACACCAACACGAACACCCCCGGATTCGAGGGAATTGCCCCTGCCGCGCCCCAGGCTGGCGTACCGCCCTTCCAGCAGCGCGTGCAGCCTTGGCTGATGGAATGCTTCGGCCCGATGATCGCGGGTGACCGCGAGGAACGGAACCACCGGTTCCTTGAGGAAGCATTGGAGCTGGTGCAGGCCTGCGGATGCAGCGCCAGCGAGGCTCACCAGCTCGTCGATTACGTGTTCGGCCGCGAAGTGGGCGAGCCGGATCAGGAAGTGGGCGGCGTGATGGTGACGCTGGCAGCGCTGTGCCTGGCCAACGGCCTGGAGATGCACGCCGCTGGCGAGACGGAGCTGGCCCGAATCTGGACGAAGGTCGAATCCATCCGCGCCAAACAAGCGGCGAAGCCCAAGCACTCACCGCTGCCGCAAGCCGCACCAGTGCTTGCGGTACCGTCTCAGAGCGAGGAAAAATGCGGCTCTCCAGATACCCATCACGGTATAGCTGGCGCTCCGGCCGATTTTTCAGCTAGCTGGTACGAGTGCTGCATGGACGGCTCACCGTGCCGGGGTTGCAATCTGCGTGGATCTGCTACGCCTATTGCCGCGCAGCCCGCAGCCCAGCCGGCCGACCCGGCGACGAAGGGCATGATGCTCGCGGCATGCGCCGACCTAGGCCGCATTGCCGAGCGCCTTGGACTCGACCCGGACGACGCCGGAGCCGATCCGATCATTGCCGCGATCGACGATCTGATTGCAGCCCAGCCGGCCGATGCGCAGCCCGACATGTTCTGGGACGACGCCGACACCGAGCGTGGCCTATCAGCCACCAGTGAGGAAGAAGCGGTCCAAGAAATCGCTTACGACGCGACGCCCGGCGACCTGCCGTTTGAAATCGTTCTCCAGCGCGCCCAAATGCTGCCCAACGTTCGGGTCCGGGTAACGGCCCTCGCCGACGACGATGGCAACGGCTTCGCCTACGAAGTCATCGACGCGGCACGCACGCAAGGCGGTGCACATGGCTGATCAAACGCAACCAACAGACAGCGCCGACAAAGAACGGCAGATGTTCGAGGCGGTGCTAATCCGCACGGGGTGGGAGATTGCCGGCGCGGCCCGGCTTGGCGATGGATATGCGAATCGCAGCATTGACCACATGTGGGCCGGCTGGCAGTCGAGGGCCGCGCTCGACCCTCGGCCCAGCGAACAGGAGACGAGCCGTGGATAGGACTCCGCTTAACGACAACGTGCGAACAGTGTGCGCCAGCCACTGGGACGGCACCAACCGCGGCTGCGGCGACTGCGCCATCCGTGTCGCGTGCCACTCCGGCCCGACGGCCAACCTCACGTACGACGCACTCAACCAACACCGCGCGCGATGCAACGCGGCAGCTGATGCCGTTGTCACGGCCCAGGCCGCCACCATTCCCACGGAGGGATCATGAGCACCCATACCGACGATGAAAGCATGGGCGATGTATGGCGCGACGTGAAAGAAGCACGCGCAGAGAAACGAGCCAGCAACCGCGAGCAATCTGCGCAAATCCTGCGCGATGCTGGCGTGGAATTCGAATCGAAGAACCTGGGCGCACACCTGATCGTTACGGCGGAATGCGGTGTGTTTGACTTCTGGCCGGGGACTGGCCTTTGGCAGAGGCGCGGCGATCCCAAGCAATCTCGGGGAGTGCATAGCCTCATGCGGAAAATCAATGCGGCGAAAGTCGCAGACCCTAAAGATGCCGAGATCGCCCGCCTATCTGCCGCCCTTTCCGAAGCGCTGGCGCAGCTGGAGGACGAGCGGGCGCGGAATGCGCTGCCTGCCGGCGTCGAAGTAAGCGCCTACGCCATCGCGACGCTGGGCGACCAAGACGGGGCGATCAAGATCGAACGTGTCATTGGCCGCGCCGGAGCGCGCTGGGCGGTCCGTAGCCTTTTCGGGCTGGCCATGTCGACCACGGGCGAATGGGACGATGAACCTTGCCCCAGCGAGCGCACAGACGAGTGGCTGAATGCGCACCGATTCACCACGGCCCAGGAAGCCATCACAGCCGCCCGCACGTTCCTCGCCATCATCCCCGGAGCCAAGCCATGAAAGCTGGGCGCTTTTCAGATTTCTGGCGCGGCAATGGTGTTTTCGTGTCCGGTAGCTGTTGGCTGATTGCTATTCGGTGGCGCTGGCGGCTGGCGTTCGTCTGTCCACCCGGCAAGCCCGGATACAAGCGCTGGTACATCGGGCCAGTAGAAATCGAAACTCGCCCAGGGGGCGTCGCATGACCACCACCAACGCAGTACCGGCGCGCGAGCAGCCGCCGCTGACGGATGAACAGAAAGCCGACTGCCTCAGCGTTGATCCATTCGCGGGTGACTTCGGCGGGATCGGGGATCGGATCTTCAGCGACCGCATCGGCAAGGCTCGCAAGCCCGGCGCATGCGGCGACTGCGCCGGCGACATTCTGCCTGGCGAGGAACAGCGCCGGTTGTCTGCCCTTTTCGACGGCGAGATGCGCAGCTACCGCTGGTGTTCGCTGTGCTGCGCCGCGATGGCGCTGTCCTGGACCGACGACGGGGAGGCGATGGAAGAGCGCGCCGAACTGCGATATCTGCGCATCGAACGTGGAGGCGAGCATGCCTGACGTTCGAATCCCCGCGCCCCTTGTGCGACTGAACGCCGCCGCCGAATACCTGAACCATGGCGGCGGCAAGGTGAACAGCCGGGCCGCCGGCCTGGTGACCGTGCACCAGCGCGATCTGCAGTGGCTGCTGAAGCGGCACCACGATGCGGACAGCGCGCTGGAACGGCTTGAACAGGCCACCGCGGCGCTGATGCTGGACATCGAAGACGGCGCATCGATCCGCATGAACCAGAACGGCAATTCGTGGGCAGCTTTCCAGAGCCTCGATGCCCTTCTTGAGCACCGCATGAAGCTACGGCGCTTGCGCCGTCATGGCCAGGCGGGCACCACCACTACAAGCAAGGAGACGGCAGATGCACGCGACACTTGAGCGCAGCACCTTCATGACTGCCGATGAAGTGGCCGAGCTGACGGGCATTCGCCGTGGCAAGCGCGGCAGGACCTACGCGGAGCTGCAGGTGGAATGGCTGGTGCGTCAGGGATATCCGGCAAGGCTGAATGCGGCCGGGCGGGCTATCGTCGCCCGATCGGCAATCGAAGGCGCCATCGCCAGCACTGCACGCCGTGCAGAACCGGAGTGGACGCCGAATGCCTGGAGGAAGTGATGGGCCGTCAGCCAACGCGTAATCGGCTGCCGCCGCAGATGCGTGCGCGGCACCGCAAGTCGAAGACCGGAACGCGCACGTATTACTTTCTGGACTTGGGAGGAAAGCCCCGGCGCGAAGTCGCGCTGGGCTCTGACTACGTCGAAGCGATGCGGCAGTGGGCAGATCTCACGCAGCAGGCATTGACGGTCGAGCCCACCTTTCGGGAGGCGGCGGACAGATACTTTGCCGATGTCGTTCCGACGAAGAAGCCGCGCTCGCAGGCGGACAACGTCATCCAACTGGAATTCTTGCTGCAGATCTTCGATGCGCCACCGATTGCCATCGGTAAGATCAAGCCGGTGCACCTGACCAAGTACATTCGCTGGCGGATGGGTGTCGCAGCGGACTGGTACCGAGGCAAAGGTCGCGCTGTGCCACCGAACGCAGGCCATGTGCGAGCCAACCGGGAAATCGCGCTGTTCAGCGCCATTTTCAACTACGCCCGCGAGATCGGGATGACCGACGCACCGAACCCAGCACTTGGTGTGCGCAAGCAGCGCGAGACCGGCCGGGACACATACGTCGAGGATGATATGTACAAGCTGGTATGGGAAGCGTCCGACGAGCCGCTGCGCGACGCCATGGACCTTGCATACCTCTGCGGCCAGAGACCAGCGGACACGCTCGCGTTCACCGAGCACGGCCAGCGCGACGGCTTCCTGGAAGTCGACCAGGGGAAGACGGGTAAAAAGCTGCGGATAGAGGTGACTGGTGAGCTGCAGGCACTGCTGGAGCGGATCCGCGCACGTAAGGCTGGCTACAAGGTCGTGTCGACGGCGCTGGTGGTGAACGAGCAGGGGCAGCCGCTTACAAAGGGTGCGCTGCGAGATCGATTCGACAAGGCCCGGGAGAAAGCCGGCATTGCCAAAAACGCTTTTCAGTTCCGAGACCTGCGCGCGAAGGCTGGCACCGACAAGACCGCATCCGGCGATATCCGCCAGGCGCAAAAGCAACTTGGCCACGGCTCTGTGACCACCACCGAACGCTACGTGCGCAACCGGCGCGGCGACAAGGTCGGCCCTACCCGCTGA